ATGTTAGAGAACTTACCATTCTTTTTACAGCCAGGTTGTAAGGCATTAAACAAAGGTTCTATAGAATTTAGTAATAACTCAAAGATCATTGCAGCTGCTACTTCTGGTAGTTCTATTCGTGGTCTATCGATTAACTTACTGTTTCTTGATGAGTTTGCATTTATCGATAATGATGCTACATTTTATACATCAACATATCCGGTAGTATCATCTGGTAAAGATACAAAGATTATTATTACTTCTACAGCAAATGGTATTGGTAATGTATATCATAAACTGTGGGAAGGAGCTGTCACAAAGACAAATGAGTTTAAGCCTTTTCGCGTAGATTGGTGGGATGTTCCAGGTCGAGATGAGAAGTGGAAAGAGCAAACAATTAATAACACTTCTCAAATACAGTTTGATCAGGAGTTTGGTAATACGTTCCAAGGGAGAGGTAATAGCCTTATATCTGCAGAATGTTTACTTGCTCAGAAGGCTCAAGATCCGATATATACGCAAGAGAATACATATGTTTATGAAAGACCTATTGCAGGTCACAATTATATTATGTGCGTTGATGTTGCAAAGGGTAGAGGACAAGATTATTCAACGTTTAATATTATAGACACATCAACTAATCCGTTTAAGCAAGTTGCAACATTTAGAGATAACAACCTATCAGCATTATTGTTTCCCGACATTATATATAAGTATGCTATGATATATAACGAAGCATATATCATTGTTGAATCAAATGATCAGGGTGCTGTGGTGTGTAATGGTCTATATTATGATTTAGAGTACGAGAATTTATTCGTAGAATCTACAATTAAGGCTGGAGCAATTGGTGCTACGATGACTAAACGTGTAAAACGTATTGGTTGTTCTACATTAAAAGACTTCGTTGAACAAAAGAAATTACATATTGTTGATGCAAATACTATTATGGAAATGAGTACATTCGAAGCAAAGGGTAATTCATTTCAAGCATCGGGCGGGAACCATGATGACTTAGTTATGAATTTAGTTATGTTTGCATGGTTCGCAACAACAGACATATTCAATGGTATTACAGATATCAATATGAAAAATATGTTGTATCAGGAACAATTACAAGCAATACAAGATGATTTACTACCGTTTGGCTTTATAGTTAAGGCTGAGGAGGAAGAGGTTGTGGTCGAAGTCGACAATAACGGCGAACAGTGGATAGTGGAAGAACCTATGTAAATATGGAAAAATCAAATATTATAAATAATAGTAATTGAGAATATTTCGTATTATGTACACGCACACTATTTTAACCTTTGAGAGGAAATAAAAATGGCATTTCAAGTCTCACCCGGTGTCGAGGTAAAGGAAATCGACGCAACAAATGTGATTCCCGCAGTATCTACCAGTATTGGTGGCTCAGCAGGTGTTTTCACTAAGGGTCCCGTAGATCAAGCTATAACTGTTAGTTCAGAAAAGCAGTTAGTAGAAATCTTTGGTGAACCTACCGCATCAACATTTAAGTATTTTGGCCCAATGGCTGCCTTTTTGCAATACGGCAATGCATTGAAAGTTGTACGAGCAGTTGGATCAGGTGCATTGAATGCATGTTCTACTGGCGGAACTGCTCAGCTTATTAAAAATAAAGACGCTTATGACTCGTTAACAATCGCATCCAATAGCGGCAATTTCGTTGCTCGATCTCCTGGCGCACTAGGTAATGCATTACAAGTACAAGTTTGTCTTGCTAACTCCACGCAATTTAATGGTTGGGAACACAAAGGCTTATTCGACCGAGCACCAGATACATCAAACTTTGCTACTTCACTAGGCAATGCAGACAATAAAGATGAGCTACACCTTGTAGTAATCGATAGAACTGGCGAAATTAGTGGAGTTCCTGGTACAGTTCTAGAAACATATGAAGCTGTAAGCCAAGGCACAAATGCTAAAAATGATGATGGTTCTACTAACTTCTTTAAAGATGTCGTTAATAATAAATCTCAATATATTTTCATAGGTTATATTGGTAGTACATGGCTTGGTGGCAACGCGGCACAGCCGATTGCAATTACTAGTACAAGTGCTAATTTCACTACAGGTACTGATTCGGTCGGTCTTCAGAATCTTCAAGCTGGTGCTGATGGTACTGCTACTTCTGCGACCATCGCGACTGCTCTTGATGTACTATCTGATGCTGAAACAATTGATGTTAACCTTCTATTTGCTGCTGCTGATTTAACAACTGATTCAGCTGTAACATCAATTAAACTTCAATCAATTGCTTCAACACGTAAAGATTGTCTTGCTTTTGTATCTCCTCCAGTTTCTTTGACAGATGGTACTAGTACAATTTCTGCAACTACAATTGCTGCAGATGCTACTATGTCTGGTCGTAATTCATCGTATGTTGTATTAGATTCAACTTCTGTTAAAGTGTATGATAAGTATACTGATTCATACCGATTCATTAATGCTTCTGGTCATATAGCCGGTCTTTGTGCTAATACTGATCGTGTTGCTGATGCTTGGTTCTCACCAGCTGGTGAAACTCGTGGTCAACTTCTTGGAGTAACCAAACTAGGTTTCAATCCTAGTAAAGCTGATCGTGATACACTTTATAAAGCTAGTATCAACCCACTCGTTTCATTCCCAGGACAAGGTACTATGTTGTTTGGTGATAAGACTTCGCAATTCCGTGCTTCTGCATTCGATCGAATCAATGTTCGTCGATTGTTTATTGTTTTGGAAAAAGCTATTTCAACCGCCTCTAAAAGCATGCTCTTCGAATTCAATGATGAATTTACACGAGCTAACTTCCGTAACATGGTAGAACCATTCTTGCGTGATGTTAAGGGCCGTCGCGGTATTACTGATTTCTTGGTAATTTGTGATGAAACAAATAACACTGGTAATGTTATTGATAGCAACCAATTCGTTGCTGATATATTCATTAAACCAGCTCGATCAATTAACTTTATTAAATTAAACTTCATCGCTACGCGAACTGGCGTTGAGTTTAGTGAAATCGCTGGACAATAGGAGTAAATAAAAATGGCTATTTTAGGTGTAGATGACTTTAAGTCAAAACTAACAGGAGGTGGTGCTCGCGCCAACATGTTCAAGGTAACATGTAACTTTCCTGGTTATGCGCAAGGTGATGTAGAACTTACATCATTCATGTGTAAAGGTGCTAACTTACCAGCATCGATCATTGCTCCAATTGAAGTACCTTTCCGAGGTCGTAAATTGATACTTGCTGGTGATCGAAGCTTTGAACCCTGGACCATTACGGTAATTAATGATTCTGAGTTTAGTGTAAGAAATGCGTTTGAACGATGGATGAATGGTATCAATCAGCATAACACTAATGAAGGTGTTGTTGATCCAGTTGAATATCAGGCTGATATGATTGTTGAGCAATTGCGTCGTGATGGTACCGTGTCAAAGCGTTACGATTTCCGTGGCACTTGGCCAACGAATGTATCTCAGATAGAGGTTGGATATGACTTAGAAAATGCTATCGAAGAGTTCACAGTTGAGCTACAAGTTCAATACTGGGAATCAGATACCACTTCTTAATTGGTGTATAAATAGTAGTATGAGGGGGAATATTCCCCTTCATATTTACTATGAGGATTATAAGACATGGCTGAGTTGTTTGGCTTCGAGATAAAAAGAAAAGACGGTAAGGGTGCTGAAAAACCTTCAATAAAAACCTTTGTGCCAGATACAGAATCGGATGGTGCTGGGGTTATTAAAGCTGGTGGTCATTTTGGTTCATATATCGATCTTGATGGCGATAACGCAAGAAATGAAGCGGACTTAATTTTTAAGTACCGTGATATTGCATCGCATCCAGAATGTGATACCGCAATTGAAGACATTGTTAATGATGCAATCATTGGAGATTATGATTCATCTCCTGTAAATGTCATATTAGATAAAGTAGATACTTCTGATGCTATTAAAGAAACAATCAGAGACGAATTCGATACTATTTTGAGTATGTTGAACTTTAGTCAGCATGGTCATGATATATTTAAAAAATGGTATGTTGATGGCCGTTTGCCATATCATATTGTTATTGATACAAATAACCCTAAAAAGGGTATTCAGGATCTAAGATATATTGATCCTACTATGCTTCGTAAGATTAAAGAAGTTACGGAAGAAAAAGATCCTAAAACTGGCGCAATCCTTGTTAGGAAATCAAATGAATTCTTCATGTACGCTGATCCTAATTCACAAAGTGATGTTGGTGGTCGCACAGAAGCACTAAAGATTCATAAGGATTCAATTGCATATTGCACGTCAGGTATGCTAGATCCATCACGAACAAGGATTCTTTCATACTTACAGAAAGCAGTTAAACCAGTTAATCAGCTTCGTATGATGGAAGATTCATTAGTAATCTATCGTATATCACGCGCACCAGAACGAAGAATTTTTTATATTGATGTTGGTAACCTACCGAAAGGTAAGGCTGAAGAATACCTAAAAGGTATTATGAATCAATATCGTAATAAACTTGTATATGATGCAAGCACTGGTAACCTTAAAGACGATAAGAAGCATATGTCAATGCTGGAAGATTTTTTCTTACCACGTCGAGAAGGTGGTAAGGGTACAGAGATTACAACATTGCCAGGTGGTGAAAACCTTGGTCAGATTGATGATATTCTGTACTTCCAGAAGAAACTGTTTAAAGCTTTGAATGTGCCACTAGGTCGTTTAGAATCAGATAGTGGATTCTCACTAGGTAGATCATCTGAGATTAACAGGGAAGAAGTTAAATTTAAGAAGTTTATTGATAAACTAAGAATGAGATTCTCTGATATATTCATGCAGCTACTTAAAACCCAGCTTATTCTAAAAGGTATCATCACCTCACAAGATTGGGATGAATGGAAAGAAGATATTAACTTTGATTTTATTGAAGATAACTACTTCTCAGAGTTAAAAGAGTCTGAAATGATTCAACAACGATTTGGTATGATGAGAGATATAGAAGACTATATTGGTAAGTATGTATCTCATCAATGGGTACTTAAAAATATTCTTCGACAAACTGAAGAAGAAATATTACAGATGCAGAAGGAAATCGCTGATGAAGGCGGTGGTCCAGATGCTGAAGAAGACGAATAACAGTAGAAATTTAAAATAGTATAAATATATAATAAGAGGATATTATGGACATAGTAGAATTAATTGATAACATTCAACAAGGCGATAATGTTGGCGCAAAGAGAGAGTTTGATACTGTAATGGGTCAAAAGCTTTCAGCCGCTTTAGATGCAAGAAAGATTGAAATTGCATCAACATTAGGCCAATCAGTACAAACAGAAGAAGAATAATATGTTAACATTTGTCGAGCTTCGAGAAGCAATTAAACTATCATCTGGCGAAAAGCAAGTCAAAGCGCTTAAAGCTGGTAAAAAGAAAAAGATAGATCTTGTAATTACGCAAAAGGGTAATAAGTTTGCTGTATATGTTAATGGCGATCAGCTCGACGATTCTTTTAAGAGTGCTAAGGAAGCTGAAAAGAACGCAAATGACTTCATTAAACTTATGGGCGAGGAACTCGAAAAATGAAATTAATATCTGAGTATCATGATAGTAACCTACAGGTTATTAGTGAAGAAAGAAAAGACGGTAAGAAAGAATACGTTATTGAAGGTGTATTCATGCAAGCCGATAAAGCAAATAGAAATGGACGTATTTACGAGAAAAGCATCTTAGAAGCTGCTGTGAATAAATACGTTAAAGAGCAAGTTGAAACTGGTCGCGCTGTTGGTGAATTAAATCACCCTGATGGACCTGGTATTAACTTGGATAAAGTTTCACATAAGATCACTGAACTTCGTTTTGAAGGTAGTGATGTTATTGGAAAGGCATCAATCTTACAAACTCCTATGGGAAAGATCGTTGAAGGTCTACTTGAAGGTGGTGTAAAGCTTGGTGTATCAAGTCGTGGTATGGGTAGTCTTGAGAAAAAAAATGGTATCATGCAAGTCGGTAAAGATTTCATGTTAGCAACTGTTGATATAGTACAGGATCCGTCTGCTCCCGAAGCATTCGTTAATGGTATTATGGAAGGTGTTGACTGGGTCTGGGACAATGGTATCCTTAAACCT